CTTGGGGCGTCGGGCGGCGTGGAGGCTATCACCGTTATGGAAACCGTAACTAGCTGCATGTTCTCCATCATCTAATAGCTCACAACACGCCCCCAGCTCATGGTCAGCACCCCATTGGGCGGCGCGGGTGGCGATGTTCTGGAGCCGGTTGGCCGTGATGGTAATGGACGTCAGCTCAAGTGGACCCCATAGGTAGTCGTCTGAGCACAACCACTGCTGCACCAACTCAGGCGGTGGTGTGATCGGGAAAGATTGGTCAGTCATAATTCGGATGGGGGTGATGGTTGTTCCAGCCCGAGCGCACAAAGGCCGCTGAGTAGTGTTTCGTAATCCCGTTGTTCGTCATACCATAAAACGCGTATTTTGATCCCCTTTTGGCAATTAGTAAACTGTGCGCCGCCTGGATCCACCATGAAATCAAGCTCATGCTTTTTGACAAGCAAGCTAATTTTTTGACGTGGCGTTAGTTGGTCAGTCATTGAGCGTCCATGTTGTGTTTTTTAGCGTGCTGTCCGCAGTACAACCCATCAGGGCCGTGGCCGCGTTTGCGGCTGCATTGACGTGGAATCAATCCATAGGCCCTAGATGGCCAAACCTCTTCAATGCAGCAAGTCGGGTCTTCAGGCCGCCCCTTAGGGCAACCGCCCCATAAGCCATAACGACGCTTGCCGTTGATAATTACTGTCATCGCCCTGCCTCTTGCTCAAGCATGTCCCGGCTGCTGGCCTGGCCGTGCTCGATGCCGAGGTTGTAGATGGCGCGGCGGGAAACCCACGGCCTGCAGCCCTTCTCAGAGTTCCAAATCTTAAGCAGCTCCTCATCCGTCGCCACCGTGGGCGGGACCATTTTGTTGGTGTCCCCAATATGGTTGGCCTGGGCCTCCAGTGCCTCCATGCGGGCGCAAAGTTCGAGGATGCAGGCACGAGTAGCAGAGGCAAATGCCCCTACTTCTGCCCACTGCTCAGGTGTTGCTTTGAAGTCGTTCATTTGATAGTACCAATGGCTGCAGAATAGAAAGCTAAATAAGATTGCAAGTCATCAGCAGTGGGAGCAGAAGATACTACTTCATTGTGCTGATCTTGATGCTTAATTAACATTGCTTGAAAAGTGAAGCGCATGTTTTCAAGATCATGCTGATGCGCCATGCTTTTTTCATTGCCCATGGTTTCTTCTAAAGTGGTAATCCACCGTTGAAGATCACTAATGTTGAAATAGCTTTGCACCATGGGAATGGAGCAGGCCATCACAACTTCGTCATTGCTTGAGCGGGCGCTGATGGTGCCCGGTAAGAGGGTAAGGATGCGAGCCATGTAGGGAGTGGCTTGGGACTTGCCAATAATGGGCCATGCAGGGGGGAAAGTCAATGGGCAAGGCTATAAGACTTTCTTATGGCCTTCGAGATGTCCTTGATGCTCCCATCGCCCCTTGCAAATGTGCCCCTACGCAGTGGCTTCTCCCTCCATGCCATGGCCAGGCAATGACAGGAGCCAATGGGCACAATGTCGGCATAGCGTATGGTACGGTCCAGGATGCTCTGGTAGGCCTGTCGTTGCCGCTTAGACAAGGGAGCAATGGGTTCGACGAGGGCAGTACGAGCCCAGTCGCTTACTTCCGTGATGTCTTCTAAGTCACTTGTGCGAATGACAAAATGCTTACCACGTTGTTCAAGCTTTGCCCATGCTGGATGTACTAAAGGCTCTTGAGAGGCAATTGCTTCAGCATCTTCCCTTAAGGCAGGGGGAATGCAAATGTTCACTAATGGACGAACTTTAGAGGCCATGGGAATGCCATAGTTAAAGGCTTCTTGAATGGTAATCATTTGTTGAAAAAGGTGCCAATGTCAATGTGCTCTTCTTCGCATTGCTCAAGAACAGACTGGACAGTGAGTTCTTTAAGCATGGTTCGCCATTCTTCATCACCACCAAAACTTCCTACTGATGCAAGGAGCCTACCAGCATTTGAAAGCGTGGTTAGATCACTGGCAGTTAACACAGCGGCGTCAGTGGAATCAAGCTCAATGTGTTGATCCAGCACTTCCTGATGAATGCCCATCCATTTACCAAGACAAAACAAGGCAATGTGCCTTAATGCTTCATCACCATATTTTTCAACAGCTTCATCAATGGCATCAACCATGTCTTCAGGGATGCCCACTAGATCAGGGTCGTCCAATTGCATGCCAACTTCTTCTTCAATGATCTGACGATCACCATTTTTTGCTCCCATTGCCTTACGCAAGAAGTCGTCTACAGATTGGAACACAATGGGACGGAAGGAAGGTGTGCCGATAGTCTGCCGGAAATAGGAGCCATTGTCAAGCCTCTTCAGCAACAGCCGATTCTTCTTCAACAGCAGCCGATGCCATGGGAGAAGCTTCAATGGCACCAGCGTTGGCTTCCCGTTCTTTGATGTCGCCTACGGTCTTAGCAAGGTCATCCAAAAAGCTCTTGTAATCCTTCTTGTCTTCTGGCTGTGGGTGGAGGCCATGAAGGCCTAGTAGCTTGGCCTGCTCTACCAGACAGTTCTTAGCTACGTTCAGGAAAGAAGAGTCACCAGCAATGGTTTCTGTTCTAATGATGGACGATTCTTCGTCTTCCTCTCTAGATGAAGAAGTGGTGACAATACGCTTAATGCGACTTTCCTGGAAGCTACTCATTGCAATGTTCTTTAGCTCCATTTGTTCTTTTAGTAGTCTGGCACGATGTACGTCAGCACTTTTAAGGATTTCTTCAGTGTATAGCTTACGAATTTCGTTGCGGTCAGTGCTTACTGTTTCCTTGCTTAAGTTGAGGACATTAGCAATTTGCCTATTGCTTAGACTTGCAGCAAGAAGCTCTGCTGTCATGTGACGACGATGGCCAACAGTTTCCTTGTTGTATGGGATTTTACCATTACCAACACCCACTTCATTGCGAATGCGATCAATTTGTTTAATGCTGAAACCAGCTTCTAACAAGGTCTTCACTCCATAGTTAAGTTCTTCTTCAGACGATGGGAAGGAAATTTCGGGCTTGGCCATAACAACCACTGTTTGCCCCATTGTATCACATTATCAGGATTGCGAATAAATGGCTGTTATTAGGAAAGCCAATAAAAAAAGGCCGCGACAGCGGCCCTTGAATCAACTTCCTGAAGATGCTATTTCAGCCAAGCAGCAAAAACACCTTCAATAATGAGAATCATTATCAATATAACAGCCATTAACAAAAGGGGAATCCAGATTGGAGATAACACCCACAACCATGACCACGCAATTACATTGGTGAGCTTAAGGCCAACAAAAAGAAGAGTCAGAAGTCCAGTGAAGCCAATGCCACCGGAAGAAGAGGAAGAAGAAGATGACATGATTTCAGGAGCGATGGGAAAGGGTTACTTTAGGAGAAAGAAAATAGACTGATCCATCATTGATTTGTTTATATAACATTTACCAACTTCCGTATCGAAACAAAAAGAAGAAGCTGTATTAATTTGTTCAAACGTTTTTGCGTATCGATTGTACCATTCTTCATTGTAACGTTGCTCTTTTCCTTTAACAAGACCCTGGGGAGTTTGCACGATAATTTGCATGGTTTTAGAAGGAAGAAACAGCAGGTGTTTTAGGAGCAGCATATACGAGGCTTGTTTCCGTAAAAACCACTTCGTAATCGCCAAGGTCATCTTTAAGCTTTTTTAGCTCTTTTAGCTCAGCCTCTTTAGCGCGAAACTCTGGTCCGTAGTCTTTCTTGTTGCGAGCTTGAAGACGAACAGTGCAATGTTCACTTTCGTATTTCTCAATATCATCTTCCTCAAGCCATTTTTGAATAAATTTTTTGACAACAACTTCTTGCTCGTCAAGGGCTTTCTGTTCCTCTTTGATTTCCTGGAGCCGTTCCATCAAACTGTCGAGGTTGGTTTTGTCCATGATCAAATGCCAGAAGCAGCAAGGGGAGGCACAGAAAAGTTACGATCAATCAATGAAACGATTTCACTTTTGCTTCCGCGCCAGTGACGTTCTCCTTTTTGATCACGCGCTGCATAAAGCATACGTGATGCAGGTGCAGGGCCTTTATCGGGAATTGAATAGCCGTAGTGACTAATCACTTCAATTAGAGTGCCATTGTGTTCCTGCGAGGGAAAACGGTCTGGCGTTTGAGGAGGCTTAGGCATTGGCCAACAACGAAGAACTTTTCTCGGGGCGGCTTGTGCCGCCTGCTGACTATAGAAGAAATAAAGCCAGTGGTCAAGAGGAAAGTTAAAAGCGCTGGGAGAACGACGGCCTTGGGGGCCTACCCTCTCGTGGCGCTTAGCGAAGGGAGCCTAACCTACTTTCGCCTCCATCGAACTGCTCTGGTCAGAAGCGCTGCAGGACACTGGCGAGCAGCGTTCCCAGGCGCGTAGATGACTGAAAGAGAAGAACGGGATGATTCTAGGCACCCCCTCCAAATAAAAAAGGACGATTTTTCAACTGGCACATGGCCAAAAGGGCGCATGGCATGGCACGATGGCCAGGAGAAGCCACCAGCAGTGGAGCCAAAGATCATCAAGCTCCCACCCAATGGCCCTGTAGCAGGCCAGTCGATGGAAGCATGGCTCTATGGCAAGAACAAGAACTGCCAACGACAGAGGGACGCTGCTCAATGGCGCAGGAGATCAGCAGCAGAAGCCGAGTCAGAAAACAGTGGTGCCTAGATAGGGACGCGCCATGTCCTGGAATTTCTCAGCATCCTCCCGAGACGGCCACACATTAGAAGCACATTGCAATTGCCCCGTTTCATTGGCCCAGGCAAGGCACCATCCATCAGTCGTCTTGGTAATCACCAAGGCAGGATCGTTTGGGACAATCATTACTTGCTTTTTCCTTTGGAGCTTTTCTGTTCGTCCTTGATGGGCTCTTCAATGTCCTCTAGGGCATCAAGCACAAAAGAAGAGGAGAAGACAATGTCCTCATCCTCTTCAGTGGTTTGCGCTTCAACAGGCCTAGTAAACCCCTTGTCCCAGATGATCACAAGCTCAATGCAACTGTCTAGATTCTAGAAGAACCATTCCTCTTCTTCGACCTTTTCTTCGCAATCCACCCCTGGAATGAGTGGCGGTGGCCCTTCCGTGAGTGGTTCTTCCATGGCCGCAGTAGGTATAAATTCCTCGCCATCGTCTGCTGCTTCTTGATAGTCCCAGGAATGGTACACTTTCGGGCGTTCTCCATTGGGACCATGGAGGAAAGAACTGGTGATAAGCCCTTGACGACGAGCCACTTCAAGCATCTTGCCAGTGGCTGCAATTTCGTAGCTGCCAGTGATGGAGGCTACTTCCTGCCTGGACAGGCGCTGGTGCTTCCGCATGTTGACAGCATTGACCACCCTATCAAGAGCATCTAAGGAGCCACTGACTGGGCCTGCATAACGCCAGCCATAGGAAAGCGTGTCACGCTGCAGGAAATGCTTACCAGTGAGGCCAGAGCGGCTCTTGAGCCATTCCATGGTGAATTGATTAGGATCGGGATTGTTCTCTGCCTTGGTGAGCTTCACCACTTCACTGACGTTATCAACAAAGCTAGTGCTATCTCGCAGGCCTCCGCTTTTGTTTAAGTGGTGGAGAATGATGATGCTACATTTATATTGATTGGCAATATCGCGCAAGCCATAGATAACATCACCTGCATTACTTTTCACTAAATCCACGTCCATACCAGCAAGGCATGCGGTGAGGGAATCAATGGCAATGAAAATAGGACGATTCTTCCTAACGTAATCCTCAAGCTGTTTCATGTGACCAAAGCGCCAGTTCTCCCAGAATGCAACAGTGCCAGGCTCAAGATTGGCATCTTGGTAACCAATCACGCCTAATTTCTCGCTGGTATCAACAAGGGGCTCATCACTTTGAATGATCAGGCTTTTGCCTTGCATGCACCTTCTATTGCTCCATGGTTCGCCTAATGCAATGTTTAGCGCCCAGTTGTAAACAATTGTGCTCTTTCCAGTGCCGCCTGATGCAGCCAAGAGCATCACACTGCCAAGAGGTACAATACCTGCAATGAGCCATTCCCTGCATTGATCTGCATTGGCAATGGTAAGAGCATCAATGGTTTCAATTTCTTCCCTGCCGTAAGTGCGAGCCTTGGCCTCTTCAATAATCTTATCAACATTGCCTTGGTTCATCTTCACGCCACGTTGTTCTAGCCAACTGCTTGTTTCGTAAGCAATGCGAGCATCGTTCGCGTAGAGGCCAACGAAGTTCTCCACTGCTGAAATGATCTCCTCGTAGGCAGGCTTACCATCCACTCCAGAGTGCTTATTTTTTGAAACAATGGAAGCAAGTAGGTCTTCCTTTGTTGCTCCTTCTTCAATGTAGTCAGCCAGATCAAGCCCATTACCACTAGGAAGGTTCTGCCATTCCCAGGAAAGTGGATCAGCATAAAGCCAGGAGGCTCCTGGATTGTCAGCCTCCACTTCTTTCATAAATGCTACGCCCAGTTCATCCCTGTCAGGAGCAAGAACGAGCTTCTTATTCTTAAACAATGAAGAGTAGTCTCCATTGGTGCGATATTGCTTGCTACCACCAAGAAAGGTGATAGAAGGAAGACCAATGGCCCATACTGCCTGGCAAGTTAGTTCTCCTTCTACGACAATAATGGGCAAGCCAGTTTTCTCGTTTTCAGCAATTGCCTCCTCGTATTTATACGGCAGTACATTTGCTTTCACTTCTTGAAGCTGGCTTTTATGGTTGGTGGCATTCTTCTCGATGGAAGGAAAGTCCTGCCAAATTTCTTTACTGCCCGAAGAGTCATCACGATGTACGATGACAACTTCTTGGCCAGTGGTATTTTTGTAGGGAAAGGTGTAATAACCAGGCTCTCTTCTTGGTTTTTCCCATCGCACCATTGGAGCTAAAACATCACGAATTTCGGCACGGTGAGCAGGGGAAGTGTCATGCCAGCATGAATAGGCGCCAGTGCTTTTGTTAACGCTGAAATCATTACCATTGCATGCAGGGCAGATAAATTTCCCCTTCTCCTTGCTGGGCTCCAGTTGGTCCAAGAAGTCCAGAATTGAGAATGTCATGAAGCAATGGACGGAACAACGCCTCCCACTATGGCAGGTCGCAAGCCATGCCGCAATGGTCTGTAACCATAAGAAATGCTGATGGGAGAAAGCCTTGCATTGGAGAGTGATTCCTTTATTGTGGCTGAGTCCACCATTCCCCCCCCCCATGATTCCCGCTTTTTATCCTGACAACAACCCATCGGAGGAACTTCTTGTTCATACTATTGATAAGTGTTCGCATGCAGTGAGCATTGAGCGCGAAGTTCATCACGGCGGCAAATGGCATAGCATTGCGCCCGTTTTAATGCTTTCCAATGATGACGATGCTTATTACTCGGAAGTGTTTCGTAATCGTTCGGAGTTGAATGCTTTTATTGATCAATTGCAATCCACGGCTAACGAGCTATGGCCTGCCGAGGACGCCTTCCGTTCCTGGTGGGATAACGAGGGTTCCGGGATGCCACCCAAGTCTGACGAAGAAACCTCCGTTTATGCCGAGCGGATTGCGAAGATTGCCTGGGCAAACGGCGTTTATACGGGCTGTGGCGCTGCTGAGTCCACCATTCCTGCGCCTACCCACGGAGCGCTTTCATGACTTCCCAAACAGCTTACGTTTTAACTGAAGGAAGCTATTCCGACTATCACATTATTGGAGTGTATTCCACCAAGGAACTTGCTGAAGAGGCTAAATCTTTGTGGCCTGATTCCGACGTTGGATCCTTCCCCTTGGACGACATTCCCGAACATCCACCTGGTATGTATTTTTGGGCTGGCACTGCCATGGGACGCATTGGCATCGAAGAAATAGACCAATCAGTGTATAAAACAGCCCCAAACGAAGCATTTTTGAAAGGGGCAGATTTATCCTACGGTAACATTTTTGGTTTTCGCGTAGGTTTTTGGGCTGCCGATGAAGATCACGCCTTCAAAATCTTGCAAGACAAATATCATCAGCACATGGCTCAAAAGGCAGGGCTTGTATGAAGAAAAGTTACCACGACGAGCCCAAGACCAAGCGCCATGTCACGCTAACGCAAACCGCTTCAGACCACCTTGATGCAATAGCCAAAGAAACCTCCCTTTCTCGCAGCGAGGCCCTTGAACGCCTCATTCGCTCCACTGAAGTATGGGAAGCAGGCTTTTTGCTTTCAGATGAAGCATGGCTCTGCTGCATTGACCACACCAACGATTCTCCTTCCCCCAATGAAACTGTCTGAGCTTCACCGCATTACCACCATTGCAATGCAATCCCACGCCGCACAAGATGCGGAAGTGCTACTGCATTATGAACAAAGTGCCATGGAAGATGGTTTCTCTAAGGCCAGTTCCGAAGGCATTAGTGACATTCGCTTGGTTGATGACTGGGCTCTTCCCGGCAAAAGCCTCGTGACTGACGAGGGACCGCTGCCGCAAAAGCTTGTCATCTTCTACGACAACCACTTCAAGCTTGACTCCTCCCTTGAGCAATGACCCAAAGCTCTTTCCATGATACCATGATTGCCCTCCCTTCCCCTCTAATGGACACGCCCGCTTCCCTTGCTATGGCCGACCGTATGAATGGTCTGTTTGCTCCCCTCTCCATCTCTGCCGATAAGTTTGCCGAGGCCTATGACCTTGCCATCGGTGAGCACGTTGACAAGAACTACAAGGGCCTCTCCTACCTCTCCTGGCCGTTTGCCTTCCGCTACCTCAAGCAGCAGTTTCCTGCTTACTACGTTGCGTTTGAAGAAAGCACAATGGGGTGGCCAGTGTTTGGTCAGATTGGCTGCTGGTTGCTGCGTCCCTATCTCACGGATGGTTGCAGCCGTACTCCTGCGCTTGTCTTTCCGCTCATGGACAACAAGCACAATGCTCTCAAAGAGCTTGATGCGCGGGCAGTAAGCGACAACATTCAACGGGCTAGCGTGAAGTGCATTGCTACTTTCACTGGTCTTGGTCTCAAACTGTACTCTGGAGAGGACATTCCCAAGAGCGACGACAAAGAAGCAACGCCCCGGATCGCGGTCCAACAGGAAGCTACGAAGCCAGCTAAGGTACAAAAACCGGTGCCGACGCCTGCTGCGGCAAGCGTACCAACTACTGGAGGAGAAGGGCCTGTTGCCTTCAATGGCCGCGAAGCCCTACTTGCATTCTCCAAGGCCAACCCCTTTGGCTATGCCGATGAACGCACCAGCATGACGCGAGCAAGAGCTGCTCTTGAGAATCTTGGTCTTTCCAAAGGCGACCAATTGAAGGATGGCGCCATGTTTGCAAATGTTGTTACGACAATGCTTGCTGCATGGACCACTGAAGTGCAACTTTCGATGCCCAAGCCTGACATGGCGGCATTCATTGAAAAGGTGCGCTCTATTTGTGAACTTGGCACTGTAGATCAAGCAGTGGAAGCCGTGAAAATCTTTGTGGCATCAAAAAAGTAGACCTGGCAGCGGCCTCCTTTGCGAAAGCATTTGGGGGCCAACTTGCCATGGATGAATACGACGCACCAATTTCCAGTCCTTTTGAATTCTTCCTTCCCGATGGCCAAGAAAAAGCAAGCACCAATTGACTTTACAAAGATGGAGAATTGTCCAGTGTGTAAAGTAAGCTGGCAAGGAGAGCCAATTCCCCAGGAGTCAATTGACAACGGTTTTTATGATGCTTCTAGTAAGTTCTTCTCGAAGGTGATTGCGCTCTACTCCAGAGAGGAAGATAGGACATTTGCTTATTGCTGTCCCTCTTGCAACATCACTTGGGACCGTGATACCAATCAACGCATTCCATCTCCACTTCGCCGTAGCAGTCAAGAGGAAGAAGCATTATGAAAAGCCTTGGCACTCTTAAACCTCCTTCATTGTCTGCCATCAAAAGTTGCACTGGTGGCAATAGATATTTGACACAAGATAAAGATATGAGCGTTGGAGAAGTTTACACAACGGAAATACTAACAGATGCTTCGTCAAAGTTGTTGTCTAATTTTTTTCAACTATTAACCCGCAATGGTTATGCCAGGAGAGACAGTTGTAGATACTATTCGCTGTCTTTAACTTCCTGCAAAGGTAGCGTTGATCCTCACGACGACCCAGGACTGGGGCTTGCAGCCTTATGGTTTGTCCATCGCAAGCCGTTACACAAAAGCCAACAAGGATGGTTAGGTGAGCCGCCAGTGCTCTATGGAAGTAGGCGATGGCTAGATGTGCGTTTAGGGGAAATTATTGTTTTTGATGCCAACAAAGAACACGCTTGGCTTTCAAATTACCATTGCTCTATGATCATGCAAACCATCAGAAAAACTCGGAGGACTCGCAATGTTGAAGCTTCCTAGGTACGAGCCCGACCGCATACAAATTGACAAGCGGAGGCATTACATTAGCCCTGATGGCCTCTCTATGGTGCCAGCCGGACTCGTGCTTCCTTCCGTTACGACCATAGCCAGTTCTTGCTCACCAGTGGGTAAGATCATGGCATTGATCAATTGGCGCAAGCGCGTTGGTGATCACGAAGCCAATCGTCGCACTCGTAATGCAGTGGAGCGTGGCAATTGGTTGCATGGCGTTCTGGAGGATCTATGGAATGGCGAGGACATCGAACACCACCTAGAATCAAACGAAGCATTCTGTCCTTATTTCTATTCCATTGAATCTTTCCTGCAGACAATTGAAGCTCCTCTCCTCGTAGAGAGTGCAATTGTTTACTATTGTCCCACTAGGGGTATTGGTTATGCTGGCACATTCGACATGCTGGCAGTAATGAAAGACAAAAGGATTGTACTTCTCGATTGGAAAACCTCATATAAGGCAAAGCCTGATTATCAACTGGCTGACTACAGAATGCAACTTGGAGCTTATGTCCAAGCAATTGAACAAATGTACGGCATTGAAATTGATGGAGCCCATTGCGCTATTGCTATTCACGATCCTGACACTGGCGAGGGAGAAGAGGCTCAAATACTCTCGCTGTCAAGCGCAGAACTTGCCTGTCAAGCCGCCATCATGAATGAAAAGACCAGCAGGTATTTTACGAATTATTACCCTGGTGGCAAGCCGTTCGTCATTTCCATTGACAAGGGCCAGTGAAACGGCTACATTAGGCAAGCCCTGAACAGGGCTCCAACATCCTCCAAGGAAAACACCGTGGCAGATCGCCCTTCCATCACCGCAGCACTTGATCTCACTCCCGAGCTGCTCAATGCTCTTAAGGCCGCCGGTCGCAACGAACGGGGGCAATACAGCCTCGACATGGCAGTTTGGGAAAACACCAAGTCCACTGCTGAGCGTGCTCCTGGTTTTACTGGCATTGTGAAGCTGAAAGGCGACAAAGGCGATGGCCCTAAAGGTTTTGCCTCTGTTTGGACCACTCTTTCTTCCTCTTCCAATCTTTCTTCCTCTTCTAATCTTCCTTCCTCTTCTGACGAAGTTCCGTTCTAAACCATGTCAGAATACGAACAAGAGGAACTAATTGGCAAGCTTGCAGTTGTCGGGCTCATTGCAGTTGTTGCAGTGGTATTATTTGCCGGAGGCCCTGTGTACAACGTTTGGTCACAAGGCATGAATGGCAAAGCTGAGCTGCAAAAAGCTGAGTACACCAGGCAAGTTGCCGTGCTTGAAGCTCAAGCAAAAATGGATGCCGCATCCAAGCTTGCTGATGCCGAAGTTGAACGTGCAAAGGGAGTAGCTAAAGCCAATAGCATTATTGGCGATAGCTTGAAAGACAATCCCCGTTACCTTCAATACCTGTACATCACAGGACTTCAAGAAGGCAGCGAAAAAGGCAATCGCACCATCTACGTTCCTACGGAAGGTGGCATGCCCGTGCCTACGCTTGACATGACCAAGTAGATCATTGAGGGGCTTCGGCCCCTTTCTCTTTCCCCTCTATTACCATGCACCTCGTCGATCATCAAATCAGCAAGCTTGCTGAAAACGATTTGTTCATGCCTTTTGTTGGCGAAAAGCGCCGCATGCTTGACAATGGCACGAAAGCAATTTCCTATGGCCTATCGCAGGCAGGATATGACTTGCGGCTATCTGAGGAAGAGTTTTTGATTGTTGACAAAGCATCGAAAAAGGGTCGCACCAAAGTTGAGCTTGATGCCAAGCTTTTTGACAACACCCTTCCTTACGATGCCCCTCTCATTCACAAAGATGGCAGCAGCTTCTTCCGTCTGCCTCCCTTCAGCTATGGACTAGGACGCAGCTTAGAGTTGATCTCCATGCCATCCAACGTGATTGGCATTTGCGATGGGAAAAGCACCTACGCTCGTTGTGGCATCATCATCAATGTGACGCCAATTGAACCTGGCTGGGCTGGTCGCCTGACGATTTCCATTTCTAATCCTACTCCTTTTCCCGCCCTCATCTATGCCAATGAAGGCATTGTGCAAGTGATGCTCCATTCCATTGAAGAAGTTGGGCAAGCTTACACTGGCTCCTACCAAAACTCTGCTACGATAAGCCTACCTGCCGTTGGCTAGTGAGTGCTCTCGAAGATGATTTCCTAGGGCTGTGGCAAAAACGCAGCCCTTTTTTACTGCTTGAACGAGAGTACAGTGACATTGAAGCATGGGAAGTTGACTACCAACAACGCTATGCCAAGTCAAAACGCAGTAAACGCTATCGCCTAGATTTTGCCCATCCTGCTTCTCGCATTGGCATTGAAATACAAGGCGGAGTATTTATGCGCGGAAGGCATGTTACAGGCTCTGGCTACGAACGAGACTGTCGAAAGTACAATATTGCCTACACCAGTGGCTGGACCATCTTTATGCTTACTTCCACCATGACCAAAGACCTTTTTTGGTTTGACTTAATTGCTGCTTATATTGATCAATCAATGTTGATGCTTCAGCAAGCAAATCATTAGCGGCTATCAAGTCGGTGTCACGCTTGTCTAATACTTGCCGAAGTTGCATGTTTTCTAGCACTAAACTTTGCAGTGCTGTTTGCATGGAAGCCCATCCCACTAGCAGATTACCAGCCACTTCTTTCAATTGCTTCATGTCGGTGCATTCTGCAATTGCCCTTTTGTTTACAGTGAGGGCAAATTCACGCTGTGGGCTGTGTTCAAATGGTCCCATGATAGTGATGCGCGTCTTGCCATTGTAAACCCTTTCCACTGGAATGCCGAATTTCATAGTGCTAGCAGAAGCCCTTTAGAACCATAGTAACTCACTGTGGTATGCTAATGCGCCCCTTCAATGCTGTCATGACAGGACATGCCCAATGGCGCTGGTGCCCACAAAAAGGCCTGGTGTGGGAAATGAAGCCAATGCTCCAGCCTCGAAGCAATTGGCCTCAGGAGGCTAGCCAGTTGTTGCCGACGATGGTAAAGTGGCAGTTCGAGCAGCCTCGCCCATGACCTATTCAATTGCTGACCATCCGCCAGTCGATCCGTTGGCTGATGGCAAAAGCTATCTGCGTCTCATTGATTCAATGGGAAATAGCTTGTCTGTCATCAATGATGCACGGCAGTCGTTTGATGATGAAACAACAGAATGGACCGCAGCCGAAACAAAACTTCTTTCCTATTTAATAAAGCATCGCCACACAAGTCCGTTACGTGGTGTTACTTTTAAGTGGAAAGTCAAGGCACCCATCTTTATTGCCAGACAGTGGTATAAACACACCATCGCCTCCACTTATGTTGACGATCAACTTGGTTGGAATGAGAAAAGTTTTCGCTACTGCAAAGTGGATGAAAAAGCTGAGTTCTACACTCCCATTGATTTTCGCAGCCAGGCCAAAAGCAACCGCCAAGCCTCTGGAGAGCCTCTTCTTTCGCGGGAGCAGTCCTTGGCCACTACTGTCTACTCCAAGGGCATAGAGGAGGCCAGGCAAGCCTATGAAGCCCTTATGGCGATGGGGGTGAGTAAGGAGCAGGCTCGTGGCGTTATGCCTGCCTGCCTCTATACTTCTTTCATTTGGACGTGTTCCCTGCAAACCCTGCTTCATTTCATAGATTTGAGGATTGGGGAAGGGGCGCAAAATGAAATTGCTGCTTATGGCCATGAGCTAAATAGGCTTGCTTTTTCCATTGCTCCAGAAGTGTTTACTGCTTTCAAAGAAAACAACTTTTCCATTTGATCATGAACGACCCCATCAACCCCAACCATTACAAGCAAGGTGGCATTGAAAGCATTGATGCCATCAAGGCCTTCATGAGCGAGGAAGCATTCAAAGGTTTCCTCAAGGGCAACTGCCAAAAATATCTGTTTCGCTACGAGAAGAAGAATGGCATTGAGGACTTGCGTAAATGCCAGTGGTACTTGGACCGTCTTGTGCAGGAATTAAAAAAAGAAGAGGATTCATTTCACCCTGTCAAAGAGATTGCGGCAAGATTTGAATTGCAAGACGTTCGTCAAGGGCCTCCCGTTACGCTTGAAGGATTTCGTTTGGATTAAGCAGCGTACATAGTCAAAAGGGGCAATCGAGCCCCTTTTTTATTGTCTTCATGAATGGGCAAGGTGCGTTGCGTTGCTTCGCACCATGCTTCCCAATTAGACAAATCCGTATGTGCGCTTACAAAACTATTGGCATGCACCCATGCCAGCAACACTTCTTCCCTTTCTTTTGACCAAAATTCCGTAGGCCTCCACCATTCAAAAACTGGCAAGCTTCCTTTGCTTGCATTGCAAACAAGGCATGAAGGAATAGAGTTCCATTTTGCAAAATGCGGCCCTCCTTTACTTTTTGGCACAATATGATCAATTGTTAATTTCTCGTTCCATTGCCCGCAATAAGCGCAAGCACAATGACCAAAAGGCCCTTTAGTAGCAAAGTCCTCAAAGATGCTTTTACGAAATCGACGTTTGGCCTCACCAGGCCGCAGTTCTGACAATGAATGAAGAAGCTCGTTCGGCCCGTTCATCATTCCCATAGCAGCACCAAACTGTCTGCCCATAGTTTAGCCACCAAAAGCTAGCTCGATGGCAGTGTAGAATAAGAGAAAGAACTGCTTAAGATCATGAAGGCCTGGCAAGAGGGTTTTGCTGCTTTTGCGGCCACACTAACGGCAACAATGCTCCTTACTAGCGGAGGCATGCTAGTTGCAGTGAGCAATCAACAAATGAAAGTATCAGTGCAAATTGAAAGCATCACTGAAAAATTAAGCAGCCTCACGGAAAGCATGAAAGGGCTCGAAGGACGAGTGCGAAATTTGGAAATAAAGCGCTAAGCTATAGGCAAACGCTTTTTTTGTCATGACTCCTGCGGAACTTATGCTCATCGGCGGCATCATCGTTGGCGCCATTGAAACCATCATTGCAGCCCTTCCTATTAAGCCCAACAGCACTGTTGAGCTTGTTATTGCCATCCTTAAAGCCATCTTCAAAACCAGCAAGTAATCATGACTGAGCCTGTTCGCCTGTCTGAATTGTTCAAATACTACAAGCATGGTCTGCCGTATCAAGATGCGGCAGTAAAGATGCTTGAAGAGAAGCTCATGGCGGCCTATCCCGACCTCATGTCAAGAGATCAGGAATGGTTCAAAGTGTGGAGTCAGGCAGGCAAGCAGGCAGCTTCTAAGAATTTGGTGCTTAATGTGCCCTACGAATCACAACGAGACAATAAAAGTGGAACAGGCTTCAGGGAATGCTTTAGCAGCAGTGCTGCTATGGTGGCAAAATTCTATGGGAAAGTGGGCAGTGATGATGAATACAATTCCATTCGCTCTCGTTTTGGTGATAGCACTGATGCTTCCAGTCAACTACAAGCGCTTCAGCATGTTGGCCTTCGCGCTCAATTCAAACAAAATCTAGGCATTTCCGATCTTGAAAGAGAGACCAGCAATGGCCGTCCAGTGCTCACGGGATGGCTGCACCATGGATCCTACCAGGCACCGTCTGGAGGCGGCCACTGGAGCGTTGTAGTGGGCACTGACGCAACGTCCGTCATCCACAATGATCCCTATGGCATGGCTGATATTGTCAATGGAAGTTACAAAAGTGCTCAAGGTGGCAAGTACGTTCACTACAGCAAGCAATACTGGCTGCCTCGTTGGCTAGTGGAAGGTGCCAGCTCTGGCTGGGGAGTGCTCATCAATCAATGACAAGAGGTGCGCTAATCAATGCTTTGCTTTATAAGCTTGCGAAATGGCTCATCAAGCACAAACCAGCACTTGCCTTTTCCCCATTGATGATACGTTTGCTTGCATGGTGCAGGCCAGATTGGGAGCAATGGAAAGTAAGTGAGACAATGAAAAGC